CCCCCTGGTCTTGATGTGGTGGTAGATATCCAGACTTATCATATCTTAATAAACTAGTTGCGTGTTCTTTTGCTTTAACATTTTTTTGTGCAAATGGATATAACTTTGTTGAATAGTGCAATAGTGCTTCATCAATTGATCCATGTATTCTAGAAGATATGTTTCTTTGTTCATCTTTAAAAGCATCATCTTCTGATATCTGTTCCATAGTTGGAATAAATTTTTGCCAACAAAATATTTCGTTTGTTCCAGCACTATCATTAATCCAAGGAGACCACGGTTGAACAACTGTTCTTTGTTTAATATCTGGGGAACTATTTAAAAACCTTTCTTCTAAGTCTTCTATGTTTCTTATAATCTGATCAGTATTTTTTACAATATTTTTATAATATACCAAACCTAAATCTAATACTTCATGATCTATTGAAGTCACGCTCTGCAGCCTCTCTTTCTAATGGATACTGTACGGCTTGCCAAGTTGGATTCTTATCTTCCCCCAAGAAATCTGGATCTGCATGTTCTGGAAGTGATGTGTGCATATATAGTGCAGTGTATCTATGACCTTCAGTTACTTCAGTAATACCGTGAATATATTCTGTACCAGAACTTGGAAAGAATACTGCAGAATATTTTTTAGGCTGGTATACAAAATCTTGATTAGGAAAAAATATTTTACCACCCTGGTATTCTGGAGTTTCATTTAAATAAATTATTGTACTAAATTCTATAAATGGTTCTGGTCCTTGTGCATCTAAGTGTAGTCCACCTCTTGTACCTTTTGTCCAATGTGATCCAAAACCTTTAAACACATATATTGGATTAAGGAACCCATTATAGGATCTGTGTATTTCGTTAGACTTATTGCCATACTTAATCATAATATCCATGACCGTTTTATTGTATGGTAATGATGTGCCACCATATCTTTTACTATAGTATTCTGGATACGGATTAACTTCTGATGGGTTGTGTTGTTCCCTTATTAGGGTATCTGCGTCTTCCTTGGTTATGAAATTATCCACTACCGCGATTCTATGCATACTGTTCCTGTCTTTTCTCTATTATATCATTAATCAATATAATTTATTTTGGTCATAAATCTTTTAGAGTCTATACCGTCAAACTCTGAATCTGTTGGGTTATAAAAAACATCGTTAATTTCAAAGGGCAGGGGGTGTGTTTTTTCTATATCCAAGCCATTGATGTTATAAAAATCTGAAATAGGAGACATGAGGGGAAGACCTATATCTATATAATCATTTTTTTCATTTTTAATTAACTTAATCATTTGATTGTAATTGTGATATTTAGAAAAAACTGTATAAAGCGTTTCAAGGTTATTCAGCCCTTCCTTTTTATAAAAATTATCTGGACAACAGAATACTTTTATATTATTAGCGTGATACATTAAAGACAGGACTTCTTCCTCTCCATAGTATTTTAAATATGAGGGGTATCCAATGTTGCGTAACGTTTCGGTATGTCCAAATATAAGATCTCTGCCAACAAACTTACTACTAGTAAACTTATCCACTACCTCTTCTTCTTTTTTAAAATAAAATATTCCATCTTGTTTTAATTTATTTTTATTTTTAATAGATATTATCGACCCAGAGTTTGGCAAAGCATTAATAAGTTCTTCATCCCAATTATCTTTTAAAAATATATTATCAGACATAAACATAGTATATGTAAACTTAGACTGTTCTAATAATTGATTTTTGTAAAAACATGGGCCAAGAATACTATCCCAAAGTATATGCTGATAACCACAATTCTCTATCTTATCAAAATAATCTTGCCTTGTAAGGGTATGTTGATCAAAGATATGTAAATATATTGCATTTTTTTTAGATGACTTTTCTAATAAATTTTCTACAACTTCCTTTAACATTTTATTTTTATATGAATATATTACTACATCAATTGGATTTGGAAGATCAGTCTTGCTCATCTTGATTTTCTTTTCCCTTAATGCCAAATATTTTTTTACGCCATGCTGTTTTTTTATAATACCCATACAACATTGACCTTCTATTCTCTGCCTTAAACTCATGATCATCTATTTTTTTTATACTTGCATCTACCTCTAATTCCCAGTTATCTCTTTTAAATGGCAAGATTTGAAATATTGGAGTTCCCTTTTTTATTATTCCTTGAAAACCTTTCTTTAAAAAGAAAGCCGTAAATACTGGTAAGCCCCAAATATCAGATTCAACAATACCAGACATAGTATAAAATGGTAAATCATGTCTATTCATAGGATGAGTAATTAAAACAGAATAGCCTGGAGGTGTTTCGTAATACCAGTTCATTCTCCATCCATAATGTATTGGATGACAGTTATCTGGTACTGGCAAATCAATTGTTGGTCTTTTGTCAACAATCATAACTTCACTATCCCAAGATAATTTTGGTTTTCCATTTTTGTCTAACTCTACCAATAGATCATGTTCTAATAAATAAAAATATCCAGCAGTTAAAGAATCAAGAAAAGGCATACACATTTTTGTTGCAACTCTAGCACCATCTCCACCAATGTTATTAACTGGATTTAAAAACTTGTCATCATTCCACACTTCATGTCTGGCTAAACTTTTGTACCACTCTGGAACATGTTTAATTGCAGGCTCTGGAGGTGTGTACAAACCTTCATAGTTAGTTCCACCACCTGGTGTAAAAGATATTTTTAGCGGTTCGTTCATTACTTATATTCTTTTTTTTGTCTAAACTTTTCTTTATAAGAATTTCTAAAACTACTTCTAACCATTAGTCTTTGTTTTTCTATCTCATCTTTACCGATTGAGTATGCCACACACTCTGATTCCCATGATTCTCTTTTGACTGGTATGGCCTGGATCAATGGCGTACCCTGCTTTATAATACCCTTAAAATCTTTTTTAATATACATAGAAAAGTGTCCATCTGATGCAAACCTATCTGTATCAACAAATGCTTCAAACGCTTTAAATGGAACTGCATCTTGATGAAATGGATGAGTAAATATAGTACTATATCCTTTTGGTGTCATGATAGACCAAAATGGTAAAATTCTAAAAATTTGTTTATGATACACGTTATCGTCAACAGGATAATTAGATATTTGTTCTGCTGTGTGTGTTGCAACCATGTCATTACCAACAAATTTAAGTTCATTAGGAACACTCCATGTTATTTTTTCTGGGTTGGTAGCATCTACGTACACGTCCATAGGAAACTTAATAATGTATCCAGCAGTCATTAAATCAAAAATTGGCATACATCTTTTTATGGTTCCGCTACTACCACCTTTAGAAATAAAATCTTTATATTCATCACCTATAAAACCTGGTTGTTGTCTATACCACTCTGGAATAAATTTTGATGCTGGTTCTGGTTGTGGTGCAAACATTGCTGTCTTATCGTTAAAAGGATAAAACTGAACTTTATTCATACATCTTCCTTACTCTCTCTATCATTATATCACTTGCTTGAAATCTAAGGTTATACATTGGGGCATACCTTGGTATTTTACCAAATTCATTGTCAACCATATGGTTGCCTTTATCTTTAAAATGAAAGTATACAAAGTCAGTCTCAATCATTGTTGTACCTTTAGGTATTTTTTTAAAATTCATAACTTTTGGATATATAACAAAAGGAGAATCCTCTGGCTGCTCTATAAAAGCCTTAATTTCTTCATCAATAAGCCATGGCATATAAAATCTAAAAACATCAGTAAAACAATCTTTGGGCAACTCAGGAGGCTCTTGATCTGATAAGTAGTACTGTCTAATCCATGGTCTATCTAAACTATACAAACCATCTTCCTTTTGAAGTAAAAATATTTCAGCATGATTTGTTTGTTGCAGCGTTACTTCACTACCTTTAATACTTAATAGTTTAGGTTTTGGATATAGTTTACTAGCATATAAATTTATTGGTTTTATAATACTGTCAGTATACTGATCTTTAATTCCTTCTTGATAAGAAAGCCATCTTGAAGTAACCCTAGATCTTTCATTTATATACAAGAAAGATTCAGATTTAGATTTATACCAGATGTTAAAATCTAAACTTAGTGGATCAAGTATTTCTTTACTCACTCTTCTTCTGACCAATCTTTATTTAATAATTCTTTTGGTATAACCTTGTACCCACTTCTATCAATACCAATTTCATATCCTTTTTCAGCCTCTATCCAACCCAACAAATTAACTGTTCTATATTCTGAGTCTGATAGTTCTGCACCCCAAATAATTAAACCACGATTAAGATCTTTTTCACGCACTGCTGGACCAGACTGTGTTCTTACTCTTCTTACTTCTATGTTTGTTCCTACGTCTGGCATATCTTTATACTTCTTATGCTTTCTACCGTCCCAAACTGAGGCATGCCAATACTGGTTTGTATATTTAGCAACTGCTAGTTCACAAATTGCTGATGCTGGTTGAGCGTTTCTATCTTCTTCCATACTAGATCTATTGTAGTATGAAGCATCTACCTTATTCCAATTTTCTGTATATCTTCGCATACCTACCATATAGGCGTGTTCATATTCCCATGGTTCTAATTCAATTATCAATTGCTTTCCTATTCTGTTAGTGTTGCGAGCCTCGACTCAGGATTGAACTGAGGACCTTCCGCTTACAAGGCGGACGCACTGCCACTGTGCTATCGAGGCGTGGGAGTAACAGGACTTGAACCTGTGATAGCCGAATTATGAGTTCGGTGCCTTAACCTACTTGGCTATACTCCCTTTGGCTGGCGTGGTAGGTCTCGATCCTACGACTTCGAAATTAACAGTTTCGCACTCTGCCAACTGAGTTACACGCCATCTTTTTTATTCTGAAACTAACACTAACTTGTCAGTAACAGTTAAACCTTTTTGCCACTGTGTTGCAACAGCAACATTTGCAGAAGAGGTTGTTTGAGGAATTAAACCAAACAGCACTGAGCCATAATTAAACTTACCTGTTGGTAATACTCCAAAATAATCTGTATTAGCATCATGATTTCCTACTGGAAATGTAGAAACAGAAACTGTATCAGTAATACATGCTGGATATGCAACTGGTTTTCTGTTTGAATCATTACCTGTAGAAACAAATACTGGTATGCCTTTATTTTTCAAATTGGCAACTGTTGATCTAATTGCTGGATCGACAATTTTAATATTAACTAATCCAGTTGGAGAAAGTTTACATTCTCCTGGCTTTGTCATATTTCCACTTAGTCCATAAGAAAAAGACACAGCAGATACATTTGATGAATTAGCATCTACCCATTTTAATGCTGCAAGAAAATCATTACCATTTAATATTCCAACTGCACCCTTGTTTGATACTGTTGCAGATCTCAACAAAACTAAAGGTACCTCTGGATTATTTCTGCGAGCAACCTCAACCATAGCCATACCATGATTTACTGGATCAGAAACTCTCTTAGAAGGTTTCGGTGTATTTACACACTTATCTGTTGCAATACAAACAATAGTTGTGTTGGCAACTCTTGTATCAAAGTAACTATCAATAATTACAATTGGTTGAGTATTAACTGCTGGTGTTGGAGTTGGTGTAACAACTGGTGTTGGAACAACAACTGGTGTTGGACTCGCAACTACTGGTGTTGGAGTTGGTGTAACAACTGGTGTTGGGACAACTACAGGTGTTGGACTCTCAACTGCATTTACTGGAACTGCTAGTACTGAAAATAAAACAGATAAAACAATGAACATTTTTTTCATTAAGATAACTCCATTAATCTAATTACATAGCAACATGGGTCGCCACCTTGGTCCCACTCTTCTTGCTCTTCTTCGCTCATGTATTGAAAACCACCATCATGAGTACTACAAAATGGCTCAGTTATCCAGCCCTTGTCGATGCCTTGTAACAGCCAAATCTCAAATTCTGTATTCATATATCTAGTATAGACCTAGATGCTTACCGTGTCAATAGGACCAGTGCAAGATGTTGAAAAATTAATGGCAGCACCTACTGCTTGAATAACTCTGTTTCTTCCATTCTTTTGTTTTTGAGTAGAATAAAGTGATCCCAATGCAAACTCTGATGCTGAGCCCATTGCTAAATAATCTAAATCATATTCTGTTAATGACATATCTACAGCACTGTGTTCAAACATTCTACCTTTAACACAAATTATCATTCCAAAATCTGAGTCTTTAGAAACGTCAACCCACCATTTGTCATAAAAATCTCTTAATGATATTAAAAATTTTGTGTACATAAATTTATCTAAGTTGCCATCTGGTACAGGTGGTTTAAAGTTTAATCTTATTCTTTCACCATCCATGGTGCCAGCGTATCCTATTAGGTATTGACCAGTTTTCCAAACCTTTGGTGCCTTTAAGGTAAGCATGCTGTTTTCATCTGATGCACCTCTGTCACCAGCCATAAACATTTTATTTTCTTGTCTAACTACCGCTATGCACGTCAAAGTAAGCCTCTTTTGTATAGTGTTATTAAAGTATACCATCTATCATTTTTATAGTCAACATGATATACTGCTATATATGGCTGGAATTTTAACCCTGGGATCTGTAC